AAGGCAGCTAGAGAGCAAGCGCAAGAAGATAACGAGCTTATTATGAATAAGTTTATTCTTGAGTCTGTAGGCAAGGAGTATATTTCTTTCGACATGTTTCATGAAGCTAGAACGCTTGCTGATGCGGTACTCAAGAACGATGTTGCACAGGCTTTGTTTACTGGCATGAGAGTCGAGCAAAGCATTTACTTCACACACAAAGAGACTGGCTTGCAATGCAAGGTTAGACCCGATGCGTGGGCTGGTGGAGTCGTTACAGACTTAAAGACATGCAAGGATGCGAGCTATAGAGCCTTTCAATCAGCGGCTTATTCTGGAGGTTACTTTATCCAGGCGGCAATGATTAAGGCGGCTCTTGAGTCACTTGGTATACAGATGCAGAAGTTTATTTTTTATTGCGTTGAGAAGGCTCACCCTTACCCTTGCGTTTACTATACGCTTGATGATGAAGCCTTAGAGCGCGGTGAGAACGATTTTAATAATCTGATGTACAATATTGCCCATTGCATGGACAACAACACATGGCAGTCATACGCGCCACAAACTTTAACTTACCCAAAATGGGCACAATATGAGGATTAACTAATGAGTAACCACAAACAAGGCATGATGCTTGCCAATCAAAAAACAGTCATGGGATTGCTTGAGCAAATGAAAGGCGAGATAGCTCGCTGTTTGCCAAAGCATTTGACCCCTGAGCGCATGACTCGAATAGCTATGACTGAGCTACGAAAGACCCCAAAGCTGCAAGAGTGCGACCCTATGAGCTTCATTGCTGCAATCATGCAAGCCTCACAGTTAGGGCTAGAGCCTGGCATTCTTGGCTCATGCTATTTAATTCCGTTTGAGAATCGAAAGCTCGGAAAGGTTGAGTGTACCTTCATGCCTGGGTATCGTGGCTTCCTTGACCTTGCTAGACGTTCAGGGCAAATCATATCGCTGGTATCACGTTCAGTATTCGCAAACGATGAATTTCATTATCAGTTCGGATTGAAAGAAGACATCGTGCATAAGCCAGCAATTGATAACAGAGGCGAGCTTGTCGCAGTCTATGCCGTGGCATTGCTCAAAGATGGTGGGCATCAATTCGAAGTCATGAGCAAAAGCGATGTTGACTTAATCCGCAATCAATCCAAGGCAAGCGGTCATGGGCCATGGGTAACGCACTATGAAGAAATGGCAAAGAAAACGGTATTGCGTAAACTCTTTAAATGGCTTCCATGTTCCGTTGAAATGCAAAAGGCTGTTTCACTTGATGAAGACCAAGAGCTTGGAAGACAGAATATCAAAGCCGCAGCATCAGAAGAGTTCAACATGGACTTCGTTATTGATGCAGAGCCTACAGCAGAGGATGCAAAAGAGGATTTGAAAGCGTTGGTTGAGAAGAACAAGGCTCAAGCAAAGGCAGTTGATCCAGAGACAGGCGAAGTTTTGCCAGCCGAATTGCAAGGTTGAGTCAAGAACCAGTCAAGAAAAATAACCCTTATTCTGTAAGGGTTAAACCATAATGTTGACTCTAACGAAATGGTTGGAGTCAAGAAAGAGATTCACATGCTACCGAAAAATATTAGAGCTTTAAAACAAGAAGCAAAAAAGAATTGCGCAGCTATGAAGCGCGTCATGAAAAAGATGGATGAGTATTTATCAAGCAATAATTCTGATGCAATATGCGTTGCAGCAGCGTTCTTTAAGGCTCTTGAGTATCACATAGAGTTTGGTGATTTGCAGCCAGACAATTTAACTTTAGCAACATTACTTAGAGGGGATGGCCAGCCGTGACAGAAGAAGAACGATTGAATCATGCCTATATTGGTGATGGTGTTTATGTTGAGGTTACGCCTTACGATATTATTTTAAGGACTGGTGATCACCGTGACGCGCTTTGCGATAATAAAATCCATCTTGAAGAAGGTGTGTTGCTTCACTTGATTCAATTTCTTAAAGATAAAAAAATAATAAAAGGGGATTTATGAAAGCAGTTGAGCAGTTAAAAGATTTGGTTAAGACGCAATCAAGCCATGGAAACTATGATTGCAATCCGTATATGTGGGGAATGGCTAACGGTTTAATCCTTGCGCTTTCTTTGTTTACTGAGGTGTCGCCAACGTTTTTGGAAAGACCGGCGCGATTTTTGGATGATGAGGTTGTTAATGAATGACTTTTTAACATCAGAATTTCTAAATAAATATGACAAAAAGACACAAGCATACATCTTATCAAGCCAGCGAAAGTCTTTTAATGAGCATTGCAATTGCGGAGGTTATTCAAAAGAAATAATCAGACACATGCCATATTGTCCTCAAGAGCAAGAAGTACAAGAATGGGCTAAGGATAATTTTAATGAATGACTTAACGAAAGACGAGCTAACTGAAATCCATAGATGTTTAAAGTTCATGACAAAAGGCGGTGTTACTCCTTACTCAACCTTTACCATAGATGTAATGGTTAAAATTAAGTCAATAATAGAAAGCTATTGTGAGCATGAGTTTTATGTTAATGGGTGTGGTGAGAATGTTTTTGGTCAATGTTTTAAGTGCGGAGAAATTAAAAGGCTGGGTATTAAATGAAATTCGAATGGGAAGAATTGAAAGACGAGACATGCGATCACTTCACGACATTAAGAGCAAAGGTGTTTGGTGGATGGCTGGTAAGGACAAATGAGTTTACTTTTGGTGAGCTGAGTATAGCTGAGAGTGAAGCATTGGTTTTCGTACCTGATCCAAAACATGAATGGGTGATTGAAGTTGATTGCAAACATGAGCCTGATGGCTTAGACCATGGCGTAAAAAACTTTGATATGTGTATTCATTGTGGGAAATATTATCAATGACAAGCAAACCAAAATTCACAGCAGAGCAAATCGATTATATCTGCTATCAGATAGGCGACTGGTATTTGAAGTGGAAAGGTAATATAACAACTGGACAGCACAGACTTGGCATTGCAAAAGAAGAACTAAAGGTTATGATATGCGGATATGAACCATTAACAGAATGCTCGACTCATTTATGGGTGCGTGGCAAATGCTTTGATTGCGGTGCATTACAGGAGTATTGAATGAAAGATAAGATTGCGCTGTTCGTAGATGAGAACATTGAAGAATGTGAAATTCTTTTGAAGCAAGCAAGCGGCAGTGCGAGAGAATGCATCCTTGGCACTTTGAATGCTTTTGAGAGTGTCAAAGATTTTATTGATGAATTAAACAAGGTTAAATAATGCTGCCAGATATCAGACTCGACTTTATTACAAACATCGACACACAGTTCATAGACATGATGACAGAGTTGCGCAAAGAGTTTATTGCGCTAGACTCTAAGCTAAGGGTGTTGAGTTCCTTACAGCCAGCGGAACGAGAAGGGGTAGCGCGTTGCTTATCCTTGGCTAGAACAAATATTGAAACCGCATGCCAGTATTCTATCAAGGCTCTTTGTTTGATGGGTGAGGTAAAGCCCTAAACATCAGGGCTTTTATTATTATGTTCTTGATGGTCTGGCATGACGCTTATCATCCAGTCAAGCAAGCTGGTGTGATAGCAATCATTAATTAATACAAGCAAATCCTTAATTAGATTAAGGAAGTCATGAAGCAGGTTAGTTGGGTTGGAGTTGTTGGGTACATCTTTGAACATTGAAGCCCACATGATATTGCCCCTTGCTGGTTACTCAATTAAAGTATAGACCATGATTTTAAATTTGCATGAGAACATATTCGTTAGGTTTGATTATTAGAATAACCAGACTTAGTGCGTTTTTAGTGTACATTAGATTCTATTAGTATAATTTAATCTATACTTGTACCAATGATATACTGGTCAAAACTAGCTCAACAAATTGGAATAATTTTATACATGGTATTTTTGTTTTACGCATATACCAAATGACTTAAACTTATAAGGACTGAGCAATCATGACTCAAGAAAAGAAAGAGAAGCCCGTTAAAGTTAAATGTAGCCCACATCATTTCGTTGTTGTCGGTTGGATGACAAAAGGCGGTCACCAAAGTGCAACCATGATGAGATGCGCTCAATGCTTAATGCCAGTTAATCTTGAGCAATTAGAATCTCAAGAGTGGAAAGATTCGCAGGGGTTTTAATTGGCAGGACTCAAAGGACGAATCGATAAACTGTTCGCTGGAACAATCAGCAGCGTTACCAGCAAAATAACCGTTACTAAAGATGACAAGGTTATTAAACAGAAAACGATAGGGAACAATCATCAAAAGGTGATTGAAATCGTGGTCAAGTTATAGGTGGATACATGCCAATCTTATTTGATACGCATGCGCACAGAGAGATTTATTTAGTTTTCATGAACACAAACTTCAAAGGCGATGGGTGGCTTAAAGAAGGATTTAAGCACGTTTACGCCATTGAGCGCCAAGCGTTAGGATGGCTTTGCAGCGACCCTTCAAAAAGCGATTTACATACTTACATATTGCCAGCCCGATATGATTCAGAAGTCATTGAAGAATTTAAACGGCAAAATCCAACATTCACCATTCTTCAATTAAAAGTTAAGCCTCATTATGATTCAGTCTTTCCGCATATAGGTGCTATCTCATGTGTATCTGTTATGCAATATATACTAGGCGTTTATTATCCATTCATTTTGACCCCGTATCAGTTGTATAATAAGATTAAAAACAAACCGCCTAAACACATTGAGGTGATAGCATGGCACGACACAAAGTACACGCAGCAAAAAGGGAAGCAGCCGCAGCAGCGCAACAAGCTGATACGCTTCGTGGAGAACTTGAGGCACAAACTAAACTTGAGAAAGAGCGCACAGACCGAGAGAAGATAAAGGCTCAACGCTTATTGATGCGTTCGTTGCGTGCTGGTTCTGGTGGTTATTTTGAAACCGATACTGGTTCAGGTTCAGGCTCATTGCTTGGTGGTTCAGGAGTGATCGGATAATGACAGACATGCGAAAGCTATTGAAGAAACGAGACAATGCAAAGCTATTCGATGAAGTCAAGAAAGAGAAAAAGCCAGCATTAAATGTTAACCGTATCATGGCAATGAGGACAGCAGCAAAGTCGGACTTGGATATGTGGCGTGCGATTTTAGAGACTGCATATCACTACGCAATGCCCAATTATAACCCATTTGAGAATTACGGTCTAGCTGGAATGTTGACCCCTGGTCAAGAATATAACGCAGATATTTACGATTTAACCCTTCCAATAGCTCACAAACGCCTTGCTGATAAGATGCTGATGAACATGGTGCCTCAAGGTCAACAGTGGTGCAAGTTTATGCCAGGCGATGAATTTGGTGAACCTGGTACAGCCTTATATCAAAAGGCACTCGATGCAACGCAACGCATGACAGATCACTTTTTCAAGATTCTCAATCGCTCAAACTTTTATTTGGCGGTTGGTGAAAGTCTTCAAGACTGTTTAATCTCAACAGGTGTCATTGCTGTTAATGAAGGTAATATAAAAAAGCCTGTACGATATGAAGCAGTTCCCCCAAGTCATGTTATGTTTCAAGGCGATGCAGAAGGTCAAGTTGATGCGTTGTTTCGTGACTGGTATCAAGTAAGAATCGAAAACATTAATTCAATGTGGCCTGATGCAGACGTTAAGAAGCTCAATAAAAAACCTGATGATAAGGTAGATATCTGGGAATGCGCATGGATTGACTACGATGCGAAAGAGAATGAACGCTATCAATACGTGGTTATGACTTCCGCAACCGATGTATTGCTTGAACGCAAATCAAGCTCATGGCCTTGGATAGTCTATAGGATGCGAAGGCTTACAGGTGAGATTCGCGGACGTGGGCCAAGTCTTGATGCATACCCAACAGCCGCAACCATTAACCAAGCTCTTGAAGATGAATTGGTTGCAGCAGCGTTTCAAGCAAATCCTATGTATATGGCAGCAAGCGACTCAGCATTCAATCAGCAAACCTTTGCGCCAAGACCTGGATCAATCATCCCTGTTCAAATGATTATGGGTGAGTGGCCTATCAAGCCGTTTGAGCAATCGGGTAACATTCAATTTAATGCTTTACTGGTGAATGATTTTAGACAGCAGATTAATGACTTGCTCTATGCGTTCCCGCTAGGCGCGGTGAACTCACCAACGAGAACCGCAACAGAGGCAGAGATTCGATACACTGAGAATCTTGAGAGCTTTGCCGCCATGGTGCCAAGGCTTCAAAATGAGTTCTTCATTCCAATCATTCAACGAACATTATGGGTTATCAATAAGGTATTACCGCAGACGTTTGCCAATATTCCTGATGATATCCGTAATAAGATGATTTCAGTTGATGGTCAAATCCTTGGGCTTTCGTTTGAAACACCATTGATGACCGCAGCAGGACAGGTGAAGACGCAAGCACTTCAAGGATTCTATCAAGCACTAGCTTCAATGATAGGCCCAGAAGGCGCGACAGCCGCATTGAATCCAGTCGAATTGATTACCAACATGGCAAATAACCAAGGCATCGAGATTAAGAACATCAAGACCCGTGAGGAACTTGAGCAACTTAATCAAGCGGCTGGTGAGATTGCCACTCAAGAAATGCAAAATCAAGGAGTAGAGATTGAGCCAGAGCAGCAACAGTAATGTTAAAAGCACATTTGCGCCTTATGATGCAATGGAGCGTGAATGGAGAGTTAAATTCAATGAGCTTTGTTATGAGGTGTTTTATAAAAATCCTGTAGGTGCGCAGCTATTGGCTCACCTTGAGAATAAACACTTTAGAAGTCCTGTAGCGTTTCCAAATCGCGAGCCTTCATGGGCTTATTTCAATGAAGGACAGAATGAAATGATTCGCTCATTCACCGCTGGCATTCAAGGCTACGTTGCAATGAATAGCGTTAAAGCTAAAGCAGCTCCAAAGACACGCAAGTCATTAACTAAACCCATACAATAGAGGGAATTATGCATCTTAACGATCAAGGTTCAACAACAGAAGACGGCTTACCATTACCCCCAACTGAGCCAACAAACAACGAAGCAAATCAAGTGCCAGGAAATTATCCAAGTGATAATCAAAGCAATGCGCCTATAGATTCAAATGATGATAACAACACACAACAAGACAGTGATGATATGTCATCAGAGCCAAAGACCGAACCAGAATCGCCAGAGTGGTTCATGAAGGATAAATTTAAATCCATTGATGAACAAGCTAAGTCTTACAAAGAGCTATCAACCAAGATGGGCAAGTATTGGGGAAGTCCTCAAGATGGTTATAGTGTTGAAGGTATGGAGTCTATAGGGATTGAAGCTAACGATCCATTAATCGCAGGGCTTACACCAGCATTGAAGGAAATGGGCATATCTCAGGAAGGCTTCCAACATCTTGTAGGTCAATACTTTGAAGCTAACAAAGCAATGATGGCTGAAATGGAAGCAAGCCTCAAAAAAACATTGACCGAGACAGACGCACATACCTACCAAGCCATTGACAAGTGGATGACCGATAACATGACCGCAGAAGAGGCGGCTATGGTCAAAAACAATTGGCTCATGACACCAGAAGACTTCAAGCTATTTAACAACCTTCGATTGATGGCAGCCCCAAGCACTAACGTACCAAGCAATAGCGTTAATCCTGTTCGTTTTGAGTCTTCAAAAGAAGTTGAGAACGACAAGATTAAATACAAGAAAGAGCTTAAAACGGGAACGCGCGTTCAAGACAAGAACTATGAAGATACGCTTGCTGCAAGATTCCGCGATGCAGTTGCAAGAGAGTTGCGTAATAAAGGTCGCTAGACCCTATTGATTCCAACTTAGTGCGTGTTATACTGAATGTAATTTACACAAGCCCGAACTAGGTTGGATACCTTTTCGAATCGTTTTGCTGATACTGGCAACACGATTTTAAGAGCCTGATTGATTCGTTTGGACACCTTGCATGTAAACAAATCCTTTTTTGTTTATTAACCAACGGAGTCTAATCATGTCATTAGCTTTAAGTCAAATTGAGATCCAACAATTCCTTTCCGATGCTCACGCCGAGTTTCAATCAGAAGGTTTCCTTTTACAAAACGCTGTTAGAACGAAATCAGGAACTAAAGGTTCTATCGTTCACTTCCCTGTTTTCGGTGAAGGCATGGCGAATCAGAAAGCCCCACAGGACGATATCACACCTATGAACATCTCAAACAGAGATGCTCAAGCTACGATTGAAGACTGGTATGCTTCCGAGTACGCAGACCGTTCATTCCAAAACAAGTTAGCAGTGAATGCCGTTGAAGAATATTCCAAGCTATGCGCCTGGGCTATTGGACGCCGTGCCGACCAAATCAACATTGATACCATTGCTGGTGCAACATATTCTGCTACACCAACAACTACTCAAGGAGCTTTGGTTGCAGTAGGTACTACTGGTTTCACTTACGCAAAACTTTTAGAAGCTCACAGATGGTTGCGTCAACGTTCTGCTAACCGTGGTAAACGTACCGTTATCATTGATTCAATCGCAGAAGCTCAATTGCTTGAAGAAATCCAGTTAACAAACTCCTTGTATGTGAATACAAAGATTCTTGATAACGATGGATTAAACGGCATGACATTCTTAGGTATGAACTTCATTGTAATACCTGAAATGAATGAAGGTGGCTTACCTACTACTGGTGGTGGCACTGTAGGACGTGCGTTCTTCGTGAATGAGATGGCGGTTGGTTATGCGCAGTCTGAGCGTTTGGGTGGTGATATATCTTGGGAAAATATCAAGACATCTTACCTAATTAATATGTGGATGGAAGCCGGAGCTGTAGTTGTTGATCCAAAAGGCTTGGTGGAAGTTGACTACTTACTTGCGCCTTAACCATTAACAACCTAACTGGAGAAATAACATGGCTTTTGGAATTAATTACATGGGTAGAGTTAGCTCAGGTGCTAACGATGATGTTCAAAAAGTTTGGATATACAACGGTACTTCATCAGGTTCAAACGAAGCAGTTGCAACCATTGTCGCATCAGGTTACTTCAATGCGTTTATGGTCAATGTGACTGATGGATTTGGCCCATTAGGTGTTGGCGATATTATCTTTGTAAATGGTAATGATGCGAGTGGCATGTATCAAGTCACCGCGATTACCACTAACGTGACTGTATCAGCTTACGAGCCAACTGGTGTTGTCGATACAGCTAATATTGTTGACCTTGCAGTAACTACTGGAAAGCTCGCAAACTTAGCAGTTACAGCAGCCAAGCTCGCATCAGATGCAGTAACTACTGCTAAGATACTTGATGGCAACGTAACCAGTGCAAAACTTGCAGCGACTGTATTGAAGTACGCAGCAGTTGCAATATCTGCCGCTGAGTTCAACGGCATGTATGCTGCGCCTAAGTTATTGGTTGCGGCTGGTGGCGCAAATACTTTGCATGTTCTTGATCGATGCGTATTGGCTATGACTTACGTTTCAGCAGCTTATGCCGCTGGTGGCGTTGCTCATGTTCAGTACGACTCAACCGCCAACGGTGCTGGTGTTATCGCATCAACCACTCTTGCGGCTGCATCGTTCCAAGATACTGCAAGTACTGTATATAGCTTTAATGCTGGTGTGGTTGAGTATCCTTTCACGACTTGCGTCAACAAAGGCTTGTATCTCAGCAACGTAACGGGCGCGTTCACCACGGGCGATAGTACATTTGTTGCTCATGTTTGGTACAAAACCATACCAACAGTATAGTAAATTAACTATTCTGCGTCATTTTATGGTGGCGCAGATACTTTAATGCGGATTCAACAGTAGTAAAGGCATCATTGAAAAGACCGATTGCTGTATTGCAGCGATGACATAATAGTCCTCTAACTTTTCCAGTTAGATGGTCATGGTCAACAGCAAGCGATCGTTTGATACCTTTTTTTCTGTCCATGTAATCCTCATGAGTTTTGCAGATGGCACACGCATTGTTTTGTGATTTAAGAAGCATGTTGTAATCATCTAGAGTTATTTGATATGTCTTTTGAAGTTTGGCATCTTTCCTTTTGTCTCCAAACTTTTGCATATCAAGTTTATTGCGAATTGGGCAGTAAGGGCGTTTAGAAGCCCTACATTTTCTACAAAAATGGGTTGGATGGTGTTTAGAAAGTTTAGAGGCTTGGTGAGAATTTATAGGGCCACATAGTTTGCATTTCCAAACTGCCCATAAAGGCATTACAAGTTCCATGCGTTTAACGTTAAATTTTTCACGTTCAGCGCGATGAACCCAGCAATAAACATAAGATTTTTTTGCGATGGTATTTTGACAAAACGGAGCGTTACAAAGAATGCTAGACATAGTTACCTCATTAGGGTTCATTGAAAGTAGTTCTGCCAGGCTGGTAATGAATCAGCTTTTCGGTAGCGAACCTAGACAGCCGAACATTATAACATAGGATGAGACTATGAGCGAACCATCAACAGCCCCAACAACAGAAATTGAAATCATATCAGCAGCCATTGCGATGGTTGGTAAACAATATGATGTGAATACCATTGATGGCGGTGGAGCTTTAGCTCAAGACGCTACAAAGATGTATGACATATTAGTTACCGCAGAACTTGGTTCGAACAGATGGCGATTCGCGCAGAAGTTTGAACAAATCAGCATTTTAACAACGCTCAATCCTTCCTTTGCAGGTTGGCTTTATGAGTGTGAACTACCTTCCGATTTAATTATGCTTCAAGCGGTTTACCCTAACTCAGATTATACGCTGATGGGTACGCGCTTACTTACACGTTCAAACCAAACACTTACCGTTGTTTACTCGCATGCAGTACCAGTATCAAAATGGCCTCCAGCCTTCTCAATGTACATTGTCTATCACTTGGCTTCGATGCTTGGTATATCTGTTACTAATTCAGACCGCATGATCGCACGTATTGCAAAAGGCATGGAGACATGGGAATCAAGGGCATTATTTGCGGATGCTCAAAGCTGCGCAACAGTTCCATTTAGATTCAATCCTTATGTGGATGTTCGATACCGACAAAGAACAAGAGGCTTTGGACAATGACATTAAGAACGATTAACAATACCTTTAACCGTGGCGAGCTTGACCCAACATTGTTTGCGCGTGATGACTTAGATATCTATGACAAAGGCGCACGCAGACTCAGAAATATGATAGCCCTTTGGACTGGTGCGGCAACGCTTGCGCCTGGTTCGGTTTATGTTGATGTTATTGTTGATCGAGAAAATGCAAATGCCGTGATAAGCGATCCCCTTTATGTGAAGGGATTTGATTTTACATATGACGCAGACAATGAAATCACCTATACGATTTTGATTCGTAAGTCTGGCACGAATATTGCATTTGATATTTATTATGCTGATGTACTACGCGCGACAGTTACAAGTACCGCATATCTTGCAACACAAATTCAAAACATTCACGTTGCAGCTTCCCATGATAGGGTTTTAATCCTTCATGAGAGCGTGCAGATTAGACAGCTTAAACGCGGCGCAAGTCATGCCTCATGGACATTAAGCACGTTTAGCCCAAGAGTTTACCCGACTTATGACTTCTCAGTTATCGGTGAGGCAACCAATTATTCAACGTTTACATTTACGCTAGGCGCAACAACGGGAACAGGTATCGCGTTAACTTCATCATCAGCCGTATTTACGGCAAACCATGTTGGTGGGTTATTCAGAAGCCTTGGCGGTACAGCAAGAATCACAGCCGTTGCAAGTACTACAGCAGCAACCGTTACGATTCTTGATGCGTTCACAGGTGTGACGTGTGCAGGAAATCTTTCAAGCCTTGCAGAGAAGATTTGGAACTCAGATACAACAACACTTCCAGTAAGTGCTGATAGGGGATGGCCTTCACGCGGCGTATTTTATTTAAATCGTTTATTGGTTGGTCGCTCACTCGCAATCAAGAACCTTGTTAATCTTTCAACGGCTGGTGTATACGACAACTTTGATGACTCAGACCTTGACGGGCTTGTTGCATTCAGTGTGACGTTTAACGGAAAAGGTGAGCAGTCTATTCAATCAATCGTTGCTGATGATTCAATCTTGTTTACCACAGGCAATAAACTATTTGCTCAAAGTCCTTTGGTTGAATCACCCATCACTATCAATAACGTATACTTTGCGCCTCAGTCACAGAGTCCAGCAACCAGCATTGAAGCGGCAAGCATCGATAATCAAACGCTATTCGTATCATCAAACCGCTCGAAAGTCATGCAAGCCATGTATTCAACGGGTGACGGAAAGTATCTAACCTTTCCAGCAACCATGCTTTCAAACAGTATTGTTGACTTTATCAATAGCAATGCGACATGGGAGCCTCCAGGCATATCGACAAGACTTTATCTTGCAACTCAAGACAATGGCTCAATGCTTTTATATTCAACGCTTCAAAGTCAAAACGTTTCTGCATGGAGTTTGAGAACGACCGTCGGTAAATTCAGACAGGTAATTGGTGAAGGTAGACAGTCTCACATTGTAGTTGAGCGCGAGATTAATCTTGGCGCAAGCTATGAACAAACGCTTGATTATGTTTACCTGAGCGACCCAACATTTAAAGCCCGTTATGATGTTACAACCTATTTTGAAACCGCGCCAGGCACTTCATCCATTGGCGTATTTGAAAACGAAGACGACTATATTTTAATTGGAAATCAATCTCCTTTTACAGCAATTGAAGTCAACCTGAATACAGGCGCATCGACTGATTGCGACTTACAATTTGAATATCTTGATGGTAATGGATTCTGGGATACCTTCACACCAACAGCCGACACAACAACAGGATTTACAGTTGATGGCGTTGTCTCTTGGACATTTGACGATGTTTTAAACTGGTCGCCTTATACTGTTAGTGGCATTGAATCACAGTATTGGATTCGAATTAAACGACAGGAAGCAACCGTTGCAACAACGCCAGTGGTTGGTCAAGTCAAAATTAACATGGGCGTTAGACTCTATCTTGAGCGTCAATCGTTTGATGAATACATGGATTCAGTTGAAACCGCAACATCAGATGCAAACGGATTGGTGACAGGTCTTACCCATTTGGCAGGGCAACAAGTATATGCAATCACGGACGGTGCAACAATTGGATCATCTTTTGTAAATTCATCAGGTGAAACGACCATCAAGAATGCAAGTGTCACGGCAAAGATTGGGATGCAATACAAGCCTGAACTTGTGCCTATGCCATTGTATGCGCCAACGCAGATGGGTGATAGCCTTTATGCTGAGAAGTACGTTCAAGACTTGTATATCGATTATGTTGACTCACTTTATTTGCAAGCAGGATTCATGCCAAATATTTCAAATATTCCCAATATGAATTTGGGAGCTTACACACTTGGTTCATCAGTTCCGCCTCAAACGGGCATATACAGAATTTGCCCACGTGGAAACTGGGAGCCTAGACAGGAATTTGTTATTACACAATCACAGCCAGGGCCGATGACGATTATAGGCGTAGGATACAATGTGGAGGTTTCATAATGTCAGGAGCAGCAGGACAAGCCGCAGGATTGGCAGTTGGCGCAGCAGTAGGTTCGTTTCTTGGGCCAGGTGGTGCGCTTGCAGG